TGCTTGAAGTTTAGCCTTACCCATTCCATAGAATAGTCCAAGGTTAATTGTCTTTGCTTGTGAACGTGGTATCTGAGCCATGTCTGCTACTGTTTGATGGAAGTCTGCGCTTGAATTTGTATTATATGCATCAATAACATCATAGACTGATGGTAGTTTATATAATGATGCATAGTGTACTACTAATCTTGGTTCTTGTTGTGAGTAATCAAATACTCCCCACTTACATCCTTCTTCAGGAATAAATAGAGATCTAATCTTAGGTCCCAAATCTTTGTTTCTTGCAGGAATTTGTTGAAGGTTAGGATTCTGATAACTAAATCTACCTGTGACTGTTCCACCTGTCTGTGATCTTAATTGATTTATTTCTGCGTGTATTCTTCCTTTATGTTCATATCTAATAATAGAATCAATAAAAGTTGTGTGAGCTTTATTAATTTCTCTTGCCTTAGCAATCATATTAACAACAGGATGTTTATGTTCCTGTAAAAAATTTTTAGTAAATGATGGTGCCTCCGTTTTTTCTGTACGTGGGTACTCTAATCTCAATACATCAAATACATTAGCAATACTTCTTGCTGCCCATATCTGTGTATCAATATTAGTTTCTCCTTTTATCTTATGTAATAAATCTTGTTCTGCTTTTTTAAATTCTGTTTTCATTGCATGTGCTCTTTCAATATCAACACGTACACCTTTAAATCTCATGTCAACCAGGCACGGAAACAGGTCGGATTCTAAATCAAATATGTCTTCCAGGTCCTGACTAATAATCTCTTTCTTCATTTCTTGCCATAAACCAAGGGTTACTTCAGCATCTCTTTCTGCATAAGATCCAACATGCATAGCTGGAAGCTTGTACATCTCAGCTTTAGGATCAATTCCCCATTCAGATGCCGCTTCTGCTAAAGCTGCTTCATTCTTACCATATCCTAAGTAATGCCACGATAAACTATTGAGATCATAACGAAATCTATTCTCATCAGTTATAGCTGATGCAATCATAGTACATGCTATATCGCCGTTAATCTTAAAGCCCATAGCTCTTAACCAACAGACATCGTAAATAGCATTGTGAAAAATTTTTGTTGATGGTGCTTCTAATATATCTTTTAACCAGGATAGAACTCTTGATCTATCCATATTACCACCACCTTCGTGAGCAATTGGAAAATATCCTTTGTAATGTTTGGTTGCAACTGCAATACCAATTACTTCCCCATTACCAATAACAGAACCAGATCCTTTCTTAATTAAATCTGGATCTTTTGTTTCTAAATCTATTGCAATCTCTTCTACCTGACGTAAGTCTGGAAATTCTGTGGGTTTAACCCATTCAGTCTGGGCTTCGAACTTAGGAATCTTCATTTACAATCCCCCATGAATTTTGTTTTGGCTCTTCTTTTTGAGTTGGATAATCTCTTTCTAATATCATTTCTAAAAAGTGTATGGCCTTCAATATGTCTTCCCTTTTTCCTTTCAGTCGATGACGACAGATATATTTTATAGCACATCCTTCCGGGAAGAGCAACTCATTCTCAACCACAAATTTGCTTGGTTGAATTTTAAATTTAGAGTAATGAGATCCCCCAATCTGCTTATCCCAAACTTTCGATGTCATAACCGTGTGCCTCCTTTTTTGCTGCCATAATATATAATTTTTGTGAAGTTCTAGTTACACCTACATACCAAACTCTATTTTCTTCATCTTCTTTAATCTGACTCTTTTCTGACGCTTCTCTAATTGTTTTGGTGTTATCTAAAATAAGTAAAACATTTGTGGCTTCACCACCCTTTGCAGAATGAATGGTAGATAATTGAACTCGTGCATTTTTATGCAGCTCTTCTTCATTACGCAATAATTCCCGTATGTATAAACACTCCTCTGGATCTACTGTAAATACATCAAACCATCTTTGTGTATGGTTAAAACCAAATTCTTTTAAATCATATAATCTTTCTTCTTTAAGATCGTGACTATATGGAACACAATCCAATACATCTCTTACTTCACTGATAGATAATTGGTCTCCTTTATTCTGCCATCTAGTGTAGTTTAGAATGCTTCTAAACAAGGTAGACCTAAAACTTTTTCTACCTTTAAATTGAAAATAAATTCCCATGTCTTTTAAGACTGGTTTAAGTTTTTCTAACCTGTCATTAGTTCGGGCTAAAACTAACCAGTCACCTTTGTATAAAGGTGCATCGTCAATTGCAGTAATGTAATCTACAAATCCCTGATCATCTTTAGCTTGCCAATTCTTTTTAACTCTTCTGTCATCTGGAATCCTACTTAAAATTTTATCTGCTAGAGTTTGAACTTGAATAGGAACTCTGTGAGATTGTGGCAAAATAATGTCTTTTTTAGTTGAAATATCCTGAAATTTTTTAACATCTGCTCCAGCCCAGCCATAAATCGCTTGATCATCATCACCAGCTAGTATAACATATTTGGAATTTTTCTGCAGAATATCTACCATTTTCCACTGTACCGGCGATAAATCCTGTGCTTCATCAATAAAAACAACGTCATATTTAGGACACATTTTTGCCACATTAAATTTTTCAATCATGTCCGTAAAATCATACAACTTAAAAGAATCTTTATAGTTGTCTAATTCACCACTTAAAATATGTAATAAATTTTTTTCTAACTCATACGAATACATCCCGGTATTGTATTCCTCTTCAATAGAAATTTCTTTAATTCTAGCTGCATTAATTAAATTAAAATACTCACTGTCTGAGTCGACAAATCCTGTGCTTTCTTGTCCATCGGAATAGACAGTTACTTCTATCCCCATCTTTCTACCTATATCTTCATAATGTTCGTCCTGCATTACCTCACTTTTTTTCATACCTAATCTATTAAATGCCAGAGAATGAAGGGTTCTAAAATATTTTAAATCTTTTCTTTGTAGGTGTTTGTATGCATCTAACATTCTATCGATAGCTTCATTGGCTGCCTTAGTTGTAAATGCAAAATAACCAATCTTATCCAGAGGTGTCCCCAGTTTATAAAATGTCTTAACATATTTAATAAGTGTAGTTGTTTTCCCTGTTCCCGGAGGCCCGTATATTTTTCTACTAATCACATTATCTCCGTCTTATGTTTTATTTTGGTATGGTATATTGGTACCTCTTCAAAGGACTTAATATTAATTTGAATTACGTTTTTAACTGAAGCGTTGTATTGACCTTTTTCTTTTGTAGGAAATCTTTTTTGTTCCAGAAATTGTATGTCACATTCTCTATAAGAATTTTCCATAATCCGTCCTGTTTTTTCTTCTTTATATTTCCAGTCTTTAGATTTTAATCTCTCATAAAATTTATCAAATTTAAAAAATGCATACTCTCCTTCTATTAATACTGAGCCAGATTTAAATGCTGCATCGTTAGTTGCTCTTGGTCCATTTATTTTAGCATGCAATACGTCATGTAATTTTTCTTTAGGTGAAGTTCCTATTGGTGGTTGTACTGCTTTCTGTGTTTTATATAATTCATCCATTACTGTTTGTTCTTCATCACCTTTAATAAGTGGTGGTAAAAATCCTGCTGCTTTTGCTATTGCATTTCTACGTTTACGTTGGTCGTTTAAATGTTCAATTGACTTACAGTGTACTGTGGCTGTTGCAATACCATCTGGTTTAGTGACATCAAATTCATATTCAGGTTCTTCAAAAATTTCTATCTTTCTTAGGTTAGTCAGTATAGGGTAAGACCCCTTTGATCCTGCTAACACTCCAAATCTTTTCTTAACACATATACCTTTCTTACAAAAATCAGCTAGAGGACTTTGAGTACAAGTATATCCTTTATCTGATCTCTTCCAGGATTTTAATTTTGCTCCTAGTATTCTATCATCCCACGCGTTTGCATGTCGTTCTTCAAAGAATTTAACTGGAGCATTTTTAACTTTTTGTTCCCAGCCATCTGGAAATTTCATTTTAGCAAAGACGTGATAGTTATACATAAACCTATCTTTGCCATCAAACCCTTCTCTTTTAGAAACTTTAGATATTTCTGCTAGACATGGAGGACCATCTACCAAATCCCCATCGATTCCTTCGTAAATTTTTTGATCTATTCCTTCTGTTATTTTTATTAAGTCATCTTTAGATACTAGATTCGCTTCTACTACTGTTAAAAATTTTTCAATATCAAAAGAAGTTCCATCTGTGTTTAAAGCTTTTCTTTTACCCCCATAATAAGGAAGATTTATAAACTGTCCTGGTTTTAAGTTCCCTGTTTCCTCGTCCGTTGTTAGTTCGGTTTGTTTAGGGAAGACTTCACAGTCTGGTTTTAATTTAAATAATGGTAATAGATTACTTAAGAAAGATTTAACTGCTTTAGCATCGGTAAAGTGGTCCATGAATAAACATAAATGTAGTCCTCCACTTTTAGATTCAATAGGTATTAAAGGTAAATCGTATTCTTGAATTTTATCTATGAAAAATTTTTTATTAAAGTCATCGTAATCTTTAGGGTCAACATCTATAACCCCAAATCTTACTTCTTTGTTTTCATTACAAGGCTGAATACCAATTGATAATTCACCTTTTATATGAGACTCGTAAATTTGTTCCGTTAAAGGTTCGTAATTCCATCTGTATACTGGCTTCTTCTTTCCGCTTTCTGGGTCTACAAATGCCTTCGGATCGTCAAAGTCAGCTAGACCATACGCTGCCCTATAGCCATCAAAATATTTTATATATCTTTTATCCATAACTTTATCTTGTGTGGGCCTTCCACTCTCGCTTTCGCACATTGTGCACTCATTCTCTTAGAGAATTAGATAATGCTTTGATCCTTTGGTTTATCTTCGCCGTGTTTCGCTTTCACTGCACCTTTTGAGATGTTTTCAGAAAACGATTTAGCTTGCTGATAAAGTTGTTGATCAGTTATGGGTCCAACCTTACTTACTTCCCAACCAAACCAAGTGCCTTTATCATTAGACATTTGAGTTGTTTTTAGTCTGTAAATATGGCTAAAAGATGCCGGTGTAAATAACCCGTTCTTACCTTTTAATTTAATGCCTGACATCATTGAATTCCATTTTCTACTAATTTTTAATTGAGTAGATTTCATAGATATCAATGCAGTCGATGGACTATCACCTGTGATGATTACAAAATGTGACGCAGTCTTTTCAATATAATTACCATTAGGTAATCTATCTTTATAGTTTGCATCAGGTTTTGTTTTGGACATAATATCAGACGAAGAATCATAGATTGCAACTGGTGCTCCTGGTCCTTCTCCTCTATCTTTCCATTCGATGTATTCAAGTTTATAAAATGCAGGAATGACATCTATGCCCTTCACTCCATCGTATAACTCTCCAGAGACAGAATTGAAAATCATTCCTGGCTCTGCACCTTCGACATACTTACCATCACGTTTATTAACTTCTGGTGAAAGTTGTCCAAGGATTTTTAGAAAAGGAAGAGCTAGATCTTCTTGACCTATTTTGCCCAAACCTTTTGCTGCATCTTCTTCAAACATATTTGTTGGAAGTCCTGCAGTCTTTTTCTCTGCTACTTGGTTCATGTTTATTTGTTCCTTGTTATTTTTGTTCTGTTGCCCGTGAACATGTTAAAAAGATCAGAGGGCATCTCTTGTCCAGATTCCAGACGCTCT